AAATAACCCCCCTCCCCCCTATAGGGTGTCTAGGGGTATCAAAACGAAGCTAACGGCCTCGTATCATTGTTAAATGGCCGAAGAGACAATCGAAAATGATGTAGATATAGAAATCCCTGAAGCGCCGTTTGATCTGAGTGCTCGCGGAAAAGAAATCTGGATTCTGCTCTACCCTCTACTCGCAGCTGACAACAACGTCACAAGTCAGGAACACTGGTTGTTAGCCCGATACTGCGACACTCAATCTGAATGGGAAGAGCTTAACGCCTATCGAAAGGACAACGAGCTCTTTGAAAAAATGAAATCCAGCAAGGGCGTCGATTACTACGCGAAACACCCTAAAATTTCTCGCCTCGAAACTATAGAGCAGTTGCTATTGAGGATGGAAAAACAACTCGGAATAGGAGCTAAGAATCTTGAAGGAGGTGGAAATAAAGCACCATCAGGTCTTGAGGAAATCATCAAGCGTCTACTGACAAGATAACATGAAACCGTACGCAGTGCCTTGGAGTGGAAACCCTGACGAATGGGGGAAAGGACACTACCGAGATGTTCCAATTAGCAAGTGGGTACGAAAAGCTCGTGAGCGTCACGTCCGAGATCTTAAACGTGCGCGCGATGATCCAAACTTCGAATATTACTTTGACGAGAAAGAAGCCGATCGCGCTGTTTGGTTTATTGAGAACTGCATCGTTCAATGGGAAGGGAAGCAATGGGCTGGCAAACCACTGAAGCTCAGCGCTTGGCAAGAATGGGACATTATTCGACCGATTTTCGGTTGGCTTCGCAAGAGCGACAAAACACGACGTTATCGAAAAGCGTTGTTAATGATTGCACGCAAGAACGGCAAGAGCACTTTGCTCGCTGCGATTGCTTGCTACATGCTCGTTGCTGATTGTGAAGCTGGTGCGCAAGTTGTTTGCGCAGCAACAAAAGAAAAGCAAGCGAAAATAGTATGGAAGAACGTTGCGAAATTTATCGCTAGAAGCCCCGTTTTAAAGGCATTACTAAAAGTTCAAGCAAAGCAGATTTTGATGCCTGCCCTCGATGGCGAGATGTGGCCTCTTGGAAAAGACTCCGATACACAAGACGGATTAAATATTCACTGCGGTATCGTAGACGAATATCACGCGCACAAAGATTCTTCGATGCTTGGCGTGCTTCAGACGGCAACGGGTGCTCGAGAACAACCACTAATCGCAATAATCAGCACCGCAGGGTTTGATATCACATCCCCATGCAAAGACGAACAAGATCACGCAGAGAAAATCTTAGACTGCGTTGAAGGGTACGAGGATGATACTTACTTTGCGTATATTTGTACTGTAGATGATCCGAAGAAATGGGATCAAGAAGAAGAGTGGTATAAGGCTAATCCACAACTCGGCCTCAGTATTAAACTGGAGAACTTTAGAAATACGTTCAAAGCATCACGAAAAATGCCTAAGCTTCGTGATGAGTTCAAAGTTAAACATTTAAATATATGGCTCTTTGCAGAAGATCCTTGGCTCGATCTCGAGGACTGGAAGAAATGCGAAAAGAAAATTGATTGGTCACTATACAAGGGAAGCCCTGCTTATGTTTCTTTTGACCTTGGGAGAACTCGAGATTTAAGCGCCGTTGCTTTGGCAATTAAAGTCGCAGACCCTGCTCTACCAAAAGGTTATAAGATTTTATTACGTATACATCACTTCTGCCCTGAAGATGGTATTCGAGAGAGATCTCTAGAGGATAAAGTACCGTACGATCAGTGGGCTAACACAGGATATCTGGAAGCCACTCCAGGACAGGTCACTAGAAATGATTATATTTTCAAGCTTATTGAGAAATATTGCGCTGAATTTGATGTCCAGGAAGTTGTTTTTGATCCATGGAATGCTGCAGATCTTGGGCAAAGACTTGAAGATAGTGGAATAAAGGTCGCTGAATTTCGTCAAAACATGTCAACTTTCGCAGCGCCTTGTCGTGCATTTGAGGATCTCGTCTGTGGTGAAGGATTAGAACATGAAGAAAATCCGTTGATGGACTTTCAAGTAAGCCATGCCACGGTCGTGAGAGATGGTAACGGAAACATGAAGCTGATGAAGCCAGACGGCAAAAAACGTAAGCTTTCACGAAAGATCGATGGCCTTGTTTGCTCTGTGATGGTAGTGGGGCGAGCCGATGTTGCTCCTATCCCCGTTCGTCTAGACCTAGAGGTATTCTCGATGTAGCCCGTCACCAGCAGAATTAAGGCTGAAGTAAAGCCTGGGTGACAAACTTGACCGAAAATCTTCTGGAAAAATCTTTAGCTCTATCGAGCGATGTAGCACCTTCAATGCCACCGCCTACAGCCGACTGGTGGTTTAGCGATGATGCTTCCGACATCTTTCAATCTCGTCGCGCCGAAGCCGTAACTCCAAAAACCGTTCAAAAGATTGCGACTGCTTTTGCTTGCGTTGATGTCCTTTCAAAAACTCAAGCGATGCTTCCAGGAAGCGTTTATCAGAAGACTTCACGGGGAGCAAAAACGCTCCTAAAAAAACATCCAGTGTTTGCGGTGCTGCGAAGACCAAACGCTGTAATGGATCGGTTCCAATTCTGGCAGCTCAAAGAGCGAATGCAACTACTCCGAGGTAATTTCTATGCTCAGAAAATGTTCAACAAGTACGATCAGCTTGTCGCACTTCACCCGATCAACCCAGATTATGTAACTCCAAGAGCGAAATCTGGTGGTTGGGACATCGAGTACGTCGTGAATGTTCCTGGGCAGAAGGAGCGAATCCTTTCCCGGGAAGAGATGTTTCATACGAAAGAGGCAGGTGAAGACGGAATTGTCGGTCGTAGCAGAATCCAAATCGCGTATGACGCTTTTAAGCTCGCACTTTCACATCAATCACAAAATCAAGCGTTCGCTGAGAATGATTCACGGCCAATGGGTATACTGAAGCCAGTTCAAGGTGCAATCAAAAACAAAGAAGACCGAGATACTCTGCGAGAAAGCTGGGAAAATTCACATCGAGGACCTCGCCAGTCGGGGCGTGTTGCGGTTCTACCTTTTGGTGTTGAGTACAGCCCAGTCTCTATGACCCTTCGTGACGCGCAAGCTCTTGAGCTGATGATTTTCTCTGCAGTAGACCAGATCAACACAATTTTCGACGTACCACCTTACCGCACACAAGATTTTCGCAGAGCGACATTCTCGAACGTAGAGCAAGCTGACATTTTCTGGGGAAAAAACTCAGTACTACCGCGAGTAATAGCAACTGAGTGCTCGATCGCACACCAGCTACTCTCAATGGATGACGTTCTCGATGACATCTACATCAAATTCAATCTCGATGCGATGTTTCGGACTGATATTAAAACTCGGTACCAAGCGTACCGTTTTGCGATTCAGGACGGTTGGCTTACTCGTGCAGAAATCCGCGAGCTCGAAGATTGGGATCCGATGGAAGGTCATGGACTTGAAGAGCCGATGGCGCCTACCAACTTCACCACAGCAAAAGGTTTGCTCAAAATTGCAGAGCAGCCTAAGCAGATCGAAGCGCCTAAAAAAGAGGATCCGAAGGAGAGCAAGGACGAGTCAGATGAAAAGCTTTCAAAAGATCGGGAGCGCCTTCAACAATTACTCGTCGATCCTGTGTCTCGTCTCGTAACAAAGGAAAAGCGAGCGCTCATTAAGTGCCTTAAGAAAGAAAAATGGACAGAGGAGCTAAAAACATTTTCCGAGAAACACCGCACTCACATGCGTGAAAGCCTAGGCGCTTCCATTCGCGCTTTCTTTGGTGACGCAAAAAACTCAGGTGATCTAAATGAGCAAATAAATTCAATTGTTGAATGTCACCTAATCTCACGAGCAGATGAGATAGCCGACACTCTTTCTTGGGAAGGGAAGGAAGGGTTAACAGCGCTTTTCGAGTCGTGGACTCAGCCCGATCAGCTTCAACAGACTATTAATTCAATCGTAAGAGGAGTCGAGAACCATGAGTAAGTCATTAAAACTTCGAATTTTTAATAGGGAACCGCAGATTTCCAGGCCTAAAAAGGCTGAATTATCAGGCGAAAACAGCGCTGGAAATAGCGAAAAAAGCAGGATAATGGAAGGGTACGCAACCCTATACAACGAAAAAACCGACCTTTACTGGTACACGTTGTCGATCGATCCGATGGCATTTCGTGAAAGCCTTGAGCGCAAAGACGATATCGTTTCTCTTTTTAATCATGATTGGAATCTGCTGTTAGGTCGAACACCGAACACGCTTCGAATCGACGATACGCGCGAGTTCGGATTGTGGCAAGAAACGGATCTTCCAAATCATCACCTCGGTGAGCAAGTTCTTGAAGACATTGAGCGCGGAGTACTGAATCAAATGTCTGTCGCTTTCTTAATTGACGAATACGTTTATACCGAGGGTAAGGCGAAAGAGGATCTTGGCAATTTTCATGTGACTAAAGCCACGCTCCAGGACGTTTCAGCTGTTACATACGGCCAATACCCACAGACCACGCTTGGCATCAAGAAGCTTCACTCAGCTCGTCCTGAAAAAGAATTTTTCGAGAAGTTACTTGCTCAAACAAAAACAGGAAACGAGCTTGAGCAATCACTTGCTAGAGCAGTTGAGGTTCAGATCCTTTTGAACGAGCAACGCAAACGCAAACTCAGGGGACTTCACCAAAAGTGAACTAACGCGAATCCTAAACTGGTAATTCTTTAGCGATGCGTCCCTCCCGGGACATGGAGCCGTAGCTATCCAGCAACCGCTAAACATCACGCTTAATTCGAGCAATTAAACTCATTTTACTTGGAGAAAACCAACATGGACGAGCTGTTGAAAAAACTACAGGAACTCACGTCACAAATTGACGCGATTCTTAACGCTGTAAAGCTGGAGAAGCGCGGTCTTAGCGCTGACGAGAAGACCAAAATCGATGAACTCGAAAAAGAATACGATAACGTCGAGGATATTATTGAGCGCTTAAAGAAAGCGGATGCTCGCAAGAAAGAACTCCGTCAGTCAGTAACGGATCCGGTGCAAATCCAAGTTACTCGTGAATCAGATCACAATGAAGACGGTGAGTATCGAGGATACAAAGAGTTCTCGAAGGGCGGTTTCGGTGAGTACCTCCGTGACGTAATTCGTTTCGATAAAGGACTCGGAAAATCCGACAAGCTCGTTGCTCTAGAAAGCTCAGTAAAGGCGCAGATTCGTCTAGCAGCTTCGGGAATGAACGAAGGGACTGGAACGGACGGTGGATTCCTCACTCAGAGTGACCACGCAATGTATATGCAGGACGAGATCTACAATTCGCATGACTTTCTTAAAGATTGTCTGATTGTGGATACGGATAAACCAGAGCTCGTTGCCAACTTTGTTGATGAAACAAGTCGTGCAACTGGTTCTCGCTATGGTGGTGTTCAAGCGTATCGCCGACCTGAAGCTGGAAGCATTTCAGCAACTAAACCGCAGCTTCGTCGTGAGACAATCAGCGCGCCAGCGATGGATGCTCTCTACTACGCGACCGAGGAAATTCTCGAAGACGTGGCCGGACTCCAAACGCTTGTTGCACCGATGTTTGTTAAAGAACTTGCTTGGAAGCTTCTTGATGAAGTTATCGGCGGTTCAGGTGCATCGGGTCAGTGTCACGGCATTTTGAATTCTCCTGCGTTGATTTCGATCGCAAAGGAAGGAAGCCAGACTGCAGACACTATTGTCTACAATAACGTCGATAAGATGAACGATCGATTACTGGTTGGTTCGGAAGGTCGCGCGAAGTGGTACGTGCATGCAGATGCTCCATATCAGCTTCGAAACATGCTGAAAATCGGTTCCAACACAGACTTCTTAGTGTACCAGACTGCAGGTGGAATCTCCGGTAAGCCTTATGACACGTTGTTCGGCAAAGAAGTTCGCCGACTCGAACAGTGTCGAGCTCTAGGTGATCTCGGAGACATCATTCTTGCTGACTTTGCACATTACTTGCTTCTTCGTCGCAAAGGAATTGTCGCTTCTGAATCTGCTCACGTTCGATTCCTGTTCGCTGAAAAGGCGATTCGATGGACTCAGCGTGTTGGTGGTCAAGGAATGCCATCTTCTGCATTAACCGATGCTTACGGGAATACGACTCGTTCGCCATTCGTAACTCTTGCAGAGCGCGCCTAAAGCATAGCGGAAGCTGGGAACAGTGTCCGTTATTTTTTCTTTAAACTTTTTATAAGGATCGAACATGAAAGCATTACTCTCAGAAGTCGTAAAATTTGTAAGTGGATTAATTGGGCCGGTTGCGGATGCATTCGCGGGAACGGTTGCCTCAGACGTAGTTTCATTATCAAAGTACAAAAAAGCTTTGATTTTAATTAAACGCGGAGTAGGTACCACTGGAACGCAAACCTTCACAGTGGAAGCATGCGATGATTTTACGCCGTCAAATACGACAGCAATTCCATTTAAGTATCGTCGACGTTCCTCTGGTGACACCTTGGGAGCTTGGGCTGATGCAGCTGCAGCTGGTTTTACATCGGCAGCTGGTGGAAGTGACGCTTATATCATCGAAATTGATGCAGACGATTTACCGGAGGGCAAACCTAACTTCCGACTAAAATCAGTCGAAGTTGTTGATGCAGCTGTAGTTGCTGACGTTGAGATTATACTCAGTCAACCGCGCTACGCTGGAGACGTTCTGCCAACTGCAATCGCTTAGTTAATTAGATCAGCGAGGAGACTCGCTGATCGTTTTTTTTAAAATCTTAAAAGGAACTTGATATGGCAAATGTAAGAATCGTAATTCTCAAAGAGGTAGAAGTTGTTCGTGACGAGCCAAAGGCCAAGCCAGGCCATGTTGTTACGATGCCTGCAGCGCAAGCGAACGAACTTGTTAAGAAGAAGGTTGCTGTTTTATATGGCGATTTTACTTCTAGCATGATCCCTGGGTACAAGACTGAGGAAGAGAAAGCACTTGAAGAAGCTACGAAAAAGGCAAAACGGGAAGAGGAAAAAAATAAGCTGGCTAATCCTCCTACTTCGACTGAAACCGCTAACAACAAACCTAATTAGGATTTAAATGTCGGTTGTTGTTACTGAACAGGCGAGCACTGAGCTCGTCTCTACGGAGCAAGCAAAAGAGTGGTGTCGTGTTCTGAATTCGGATCACGACACCCTTATTCCATTTTTGGTTAAATCGGCGCGCGAATATGTAGAAAATTATACTGGCCGTGCTCTGCTCGAGCGTACATACGAAGATCGTCGAGCTCGTTTCCCTGCTAGTCGAGTCATTAACCTAGAAAATCCACCGCTTCGTGATGTTGAGAGCGTTCAATATGTTCTTGATGGACAAACTCTAACTCTCAGCGAGGATTGCTATACAGTCGACGAGTTCTCTACTCCTGGGCGCATTGTCCTGAAGGACAGTCAGACATGGCCGTCGACGGATTGCGTCCCTAATGCAGTCATAATCACTTACACAGCAGGTTATGACAACAATGAGGAGAGCGAAGAACGCTTAAAAATCCCTCAAACATTGCTTCTCGGAATTAAATTTTTAGTTGGTCATTGGTTTGCGAACCGTGAACCAGAATCACCATTTGCGTTAACTCCTGTTCCTAAAACATTTGATTCGTCAATTTTTCCATGGAAGGTCAATTGGTAGATGTTACGTGCAGGGCGACGAAACAGAAAGGTGATTATCGAGCGAGCAACGACTTCTGAGGAAGTGATCGGCGCACCAAAAAAGACCTGGGCGACGCTCCGTACCGAGTGGGCAGAGGAGATACCTATTGGTGGAAAAGAGCAGCTCGCATCAGGACGCGAGATGTCCACGCGGATAAGCAGATTTAATTTTCTCTACTTCACCAATGTTACTGAGAAGGATCGATTAAATTACGATGGAAGGTATTGGGATATCGTCGCTATTCGTCCGCTTGGGTTCAATGAAGGCCTTGAAATTACTGCGGAGGCTCGCGCATGAGCTTCGACATGAAAGTCACGGTAGATGCTAAGAGCTTAGCTTTTGCGGTGAAGCAAATGCGAGCTCTTCCGGTTGCTATTGCTCAACAGATTGAGAAAAAAGTTTTAAAAGCTGCGCTAGATCCTATCCTACAGGATGCGATTCGGCGAGCTCCGGTTGGAGAGACCGGAAATCTATCTAATAGCATTAAGATTAGGACATCTAAGGTCGGCAACACATACCTTGGAGAAGTGCGCTCGACAGCTCCACATGCACACCTAATTGAATTCGGACATAGGCTGATGCGTGGCGCCAGGGCTGGAAGGCAGAAGTTTATTAAGTGGGTTCCAGCTAAACCGTTTTTGCGTCCTGCGTTTTTAGCACAAGAACAAAAGATTCTTCCGATCGCAGAGCATGAAATCAACGTGGTTCTTAAAGCGTTCGAAGCAGCAGGAGTTAACTTCTGATGATTGAGGAAGCGTTCGTCCAGATTTTGCGAGATGACAGTGGCGTCGGAGCTCTTATCGGCGATCGCATTTACTTAATGGTGGGAAAACAGGAAGAGAACGAAAGTTTTTGCGCGATTAGTTCCATTGGTGGGTACGACGAAAGCTTACATGACGGTCCATCTGGGATTTGCTACCGGACTATTCAAGTCACATGCGTCGCGGAAGATGTTGGCAAAGTGAAACAGATAGCGAAGGCAGTCAAAAGCGCGTTGCAAGTATTCAGGGGTAGTGTTGCTGGTGTGAACGTCTTTTACGCTAATGCAGGGAACGAGGTCGACATTGAGGGGCCAGATTACGGCAACCAAGTGGCGCTCGACTTTGATACAAGTTTTTCTTTGGCGTAGGAGGCCATTTACATGACAGTAAATCCAGTCGCAGGTAAGGGTGCACAGTTAAAAATTGGGAACGGCGCATCCACTGAAGTTTTTACAGCGCTCGGTCGTCTGGAAAACGTTAATATCGCAGGATTATCGCGACAAATCATCAATCTTACTACTCATGATATTGATTATATCCAGAAGCTTGCCAGCTTCAGAGATAACGGCGCAATTACTTTTGGTGTTGCGTTGGATTCAGCCGATACTCAACATCTACTCTTGTTCACTAAGTTCTTCTCTGCAGCAAAAACCAACTTCCAACTTATCTTGCCAGATACGGGAGATCTCGCATTCAACATCACTGCGATCATTCAAAACGTTGCGATCCCTGATGCAAAATCAAACACATTAATGCTCAACGTTAGCCTTGACTGTGAGGTTTTTGAAATCGATTCATAGTAGTTATTATGAGCGGAGAAGAAAAAATCCAGCCATTCGTATCTGCTACTCTCTTCGATGTAGCAGTCAAAATTGAATATACAATGCAATCTGCAATTATATTCAAACGCTTAACTGGTGTTAATTTTCTTGGTGGCTTTGACATAGATAACGCAGAGCATGTTGTTGCCTTCATCATTTCAGGATTAGTTAAACATCAACCTGAGCTTGTCGGTGAAATTGATGCGACAGGCGTACCTAATGATACAATGTCAAATCTAAGTAATCGAATTTTAGACTCAGTACCAATGCATGGCTTAGGAGTGGCCACATTTTGCGTGCCATTTTACAATGCACTGGCTCTTGGTAAGCCAAAACCTAAAACCGATGAGGCTAAGGACTCTAAAAAAAAGCCCCGGAAGAATGGGACATCTTAGAGCTTAGTGCTATCGCGCGATACGACCTCGGATTAACAGAATCTGATTTTTTAAACATGCCATGCTGCGTATTTTTTGCGCTGCTAGAGCGGTGTGAAGAACAAATACGTTTAGAGAATTTCAGATCAGGCCTCATAGCTACAGTCATTTCTTCGATTTTTACCAAGGAAGGGGATCAGGTTACGACCCCAGCGGAGTGGTTCGAAGCTAAAGAACCTGAGGTAATGGATCCTGAGGTGCTGGGCGAAAGGCTCAAGTTGTTCGCAATGATGAAGCAAGCACAGGCAATGGTTTTAGGAGAACACAGTGGCAAATAAATCCGTTCGTATAGCAGGGATCCGAGTCGACCTTGCTTTAGGTCAAGCCGAATTTAATAAAGGCATGGATGAAGCCACACGTCGCGTAGTCAGGCTAGAAAATACAGTTAAGGGCGTAAGTAAGGGTGTAAATACTGCGTTTAAAACAATCGCTATTGGCTATCTTGCGAAAGAAATACTTAGTGTTAGTGACGCGATTAGTAAATTAGCGGAGCAAGGAGAAAACGCTAGTAGTATTGCGGAGCAATTCAAAGCACTTGGTGGGACCACTGATTCGATAGACAAAGCAAAGAAAGCTACCATTGGATTACTCGATCAGTACGAATTAATGGGTATCGCAACGAAAGGCCTAAGTGCGAACGTTAAGGGATTCAATGAAAACTTTGGAATGATTGCGGATCTCGGCGCTCGTGTAGCCGACTCGATCGGCGGTGATACAGCCGAGCAAATCCAACGCTTAACAAATCTTATTGCCAAAGGGGGCAAAGGCCTCTCTGAGTATGGTTTTAATCTCGAGGGACTCAAGACAAAAGCGGAGAAGCACAAAGCCGTAATGGAGCAATTACCAGTCGTGGTAGCTCGATATGCAGAAGTTACAGACTCTGCAGCTAATGCACAGACCGCATACAACAAAGCCCTGCAGGAAGGGTGGAAAGAAGCTGGAATTGCGATCAATACCAATGTCGGACTTCAAGAGTCGTGGAGAAATCTAGAGAAAGCAATCGATAAAATAGATTGGAAGCGTGTGGGTGAAGATCTCGCAACTATCGAATCGGTTATTTTAAGCCTTGGAACTACTGCATTACCGACCGTTGTTCGCTGGATAAATGAATTTGCAATTGGATTGGATTACATAACAGGAAACTCGGCCATTGCAAAAATAGTGAAGCTCGACGAACAGATGGAGTCATTAAAAGATAAGATTGCTAATCCACAGCATTTTGGTCTTTGGACACGTTCAAAAGATGTTCAAGAAGCTAAGCGTCAACTTGCGGAGATAGAAGCTGAAAAAAACAGAATGATCGGCGCTGAGCGTCAGAAGAAAAAAGAGATTATTGACTATGAAGAACAGGCTGAGCGTGATTCTTTAATTAAAAAACAGCAATTTCAGCAAAAAATAGATGAAGAAACAAAAAAGCGTCAGCATGATTCGGCGATCATTGCAGCCGAAAAATTTAAAGAGTCCTGGGCGAAGGCTCTGAATAGTTCTGAACAATCATCCCTGAAAAAACAAATTGGTGATGCAATCGAAAAACTAGACCAGAGTTCTTTTGATTCATTAAAGGAAAAGCTTCGAATCACAGTTGAAGAAGGTTTTATTGCTGGACAGCAGGATGCTATCGATGCTGGAGCAGTTTCACTTAGCGATGTAACTAAACAAGCTCAGGTAGAAGGTGATCGGGTAATTTCTGAGCTCAGCGAATCTTTCGTTGAAAAGCAACAAGCTGCGTCACGTCAGAGTATCGAAATGTGGCAAAGCTTATTTCAAAACGCAATCACGGGCGTGACTTTTAATTTAAAAGATGCGCTTGAACAGGTTGCTGTTGGATTTGCAGCAAAGCTAGCACAGGCAACGCTCGGAGATCTTGGGTTTGGAAAGATAGGAAGCGCAGCGGATCTTGGAGGTGCGCTCTTTGATCAATTAGGTCTAGGCTCAGTTTTTGGAAACGGCACTGCAGGTAGTGGTGCTGCAGGAGGAGTCGGAGCAGCTTCAGCAGGATCATTAGCTGCGCTAGTACCTATAGCAGCTGCTGCAGCAGGCGCTTACTTGATGCACAATGAGGCAAAAAATGTCTGGAAAGGTGAAACCGATAACTCGGCGATGGGCACGGCTGGAAGAGTTCAGCTCGCAATATCCACTGGAGGCTTGTCTGAAGTTGCTCGTGCTTCAGGTTTGTTTGGTGGTGGCAAACGTAGTCCAGAAGCTGAAGCGATTCACCAAGTAGCTGGTTCTCTGGAAGAATTACTAAACAAATTTTCCACATCAAAGACTGCATCCGGTGGCATCAACCTAGACGAGTCAAAACTATCAGGTGATTGGTCGAAGGAGATGAACTCCTGGGATGAAAAAACTAGGACGGTATTTTCAGGATTAGGCGAAGCAGTTCGTGCAGTGCAAGGCATAACGGAAGATGTTGGTGATGAGATCGGATTTCTTCTTGGTAACGTTTTCGGTAAAGACATCAACGAAGCGCGCGTTAACGTCGCTAAATTAGGACTCACATTAGAGGATACAAAATCTAGCTTAATGCAGCTCGGTAAAGACGAGAAGAAGAGCTGGAGCGAGGTAGTCACAGCAATACAGGGTGCATCCGAAGCCTTCAAGCCAGGACTCGTAGCGCTTGGCGACACGAAAGGAGCTCTCGAACAAATTGTTTCGAGTGGTGGTCGTGGACAAAAAGCCTTGATGGGTGTGATGAACGCTGGCGTTGAGGGCATCGAAGCTAAGCTCACAACTCTCGAACAATTGAAACAGAAAATGCTCGCTGATGGTGGAGATCCTGAGTATGTAAATGCTCTATTCGCATCAATCGAAGCGCAGGGAATTAAATCTCTTGAAGCGTTAAAAGGTGTTTCTGAAGAAGTAGCAGCAAATATCGTTGCTGGAATGCAGGCTAGATCTCCGAAACTGGCTGAAGAGTGGAACAGGATGTCGACAGATCTCGCTAAGTTTGGAGCTGAAATCGATAACTATTCAAGCAAACTTGATAATCTCAACAATAAAAAAATCGAAGTTGTATTTGATATCAAGTCTCAAACTGATGAAGGAGCTCAGGCAGTTCTTGATTCAGAAGCATATTCCAGCGCCTCAACCGGAGGCATTGAGGCCTTCGCGAGTGGTGGCGTTGTAACCGGACGTCGAACGTTCAATTACGCAGGCGGTCGCGGAATGATGGGTGAAGCTGGTCCAGAGGCAATTCTTCCACTCACAAGAGTCAACGGTAGATTAGGAGTTGTAAGTTCAGGAGGCTCAGGCCGTGGAGGGCAAGGAGTTACATTAGTGATTAACGCTCCGGGCGCAGATCATGGCTCAGAGCAACGCATCCGAGAAATTGCTTCTTCGATACAAGAGCAGGCGATCCGCGGAGCTGTAGAAGTTATGACAAGCGCAGGTTATTAATGTCGATCAGTTACCCACTTACACCACCGTCATCACCGATCCACAGCTCGCTTGAGTGGCGATTGGAATCTGTTGTCGTGTCGTCAGTTAACAGATTTAATCTCAAACGTACTACTCAAGAGCACGCAGGTAAACGATGGGTTCTTTCTGTTGCTTTTGCGCCAATGACACGAGCGCAAGCAGCGCCATGGTTTGCGTTCTTTGCAAAACTCGATGGTGTCCGAGGCACTTTTTTGTATGGCTCGTATTTGTGGAGAACGCCTCTAGGCCTGGCTGGTGGAACTCCACTGGTTAAAGGTGCTGGTCAAACTGGTCAATCACTTCTTGTTGATGGAGCAACACCGTCTGCGCAATTTCTGAAAGCCAGCGACATGTTCCAGATCGATAACTCGCTTTATCAATGCGTGAATGATGTGTCTGCAAATGGGAGCGGTGAAGTTACGATCGATATTTGGCCGAACCTTCGAACACATTTAGATAATGCGCCGTTAACGATCGTTAGTCCTAAGTGCCTCATGCGCATGAGCGTTGCTCCGGTTGTTCGTGAGCTCGACTCACGACTCTTCAGTATTCAGTTCGAGGCAGAGGAGGCTCTCTAGTGCCTCGCAATCTCACACCAGAAATGCTTGCAGAAATTGAATCGGTTCATACTCGACCTCGTTATTTTTTGGAGATCGAACTTAATGATGATAGTACCGTCAACTTCTGGACTGGTGAGCAGAATATTGTCTGGAACTCAAAGACCTGGCTCTCTAATGGATACTTCAAGGATCCAGGACAACTAAGCGAATCACGCGACGGTGGATATGAAGGTGTTTCTGTCGAGCTCACCGGCGAACCAGAGGTTTTAATTTCGTTGTTGATGAACGATCTGCAACGTCATCGTCCTGTCACTATTTATTTCGGATTTGTGTCTGCTGCAGGTGCTGTTATCGCAACACCAGTTAAGTTCACAGGCCTGCTCGAGACGGCAGTACTCGACGACAGTTTGTCTGAACCTAAAATCAAGCTCAAAGCGACATCGATACTAGCAATCATGGAACGCAGCGTTGAGCGTCGCTTCAATCAGCAATCACATATGATCGATTTTCCTGATGACCTCGGATTCGAATACGTTGAGCAGCTGCAGGATTACCGCGACGAATGGGGCGGTGGAAAGAGCAAGCAAAGACCGAAGAACAAAGCGAGAGAACAAAAGGCAGAGAACAAAAGAAATAGACGCAGGAGGTTGCATTGAACGCTCGCAGCACTCCAATTATTGGCTTACCAAAAGCAAGCACGAATCCGATGGATTCAATAAACGTTTCTTCGTCTGAAGTAGAATCATATCTGAAACGCAAGCGCATACCGATGACAAAGACCGCGTCGCGTAACGCTCGACGTTTGTTGAAGAGAAAAAAATATCTCAATTCACTTCCTAAATCTAAAGAGATAACACTATCGCAGAGCGATGCACCTTGGGTGGTTGGATACGGCCAATTTAGAATCGGTGGAGCATTAACTTTTGTTAATGAAGCTGGAGCTAAGAAGAACTTCTTCTATGCTGTTGCAACTCTTTTTTGTCATGAAATCGATAGTGTTCAAACGCTCTTTTGTGACGGTAATCAAGTCTCATTTCCTGCGCACGGGACGAATTATCTTGTGAATGCAAATGGAGGCACTAAGCCAGATGGCTCGCCGATTAATTACACAAATAAAATATATATGGAAGTTAATCTAGGCAGCGAGAGCCAGTCTGCATTAAGTTTCTTTGTTTCTGAAATACCAACTTTCTGGACTAGCAATCATAGGCAGCGCGGTTGTGCTCATGTTGGATTGAAGTTCACTTACGATGCGGAGCTTTTTCCTAACGAGCGACCAGAAACTATTTTTGAGGTGCGAGGTAAGAAAGTATACGACCCTCGCTCAAACACTACGATTTATACCAGTAATGCAGCGTTAATTATCGCTGATTATATTACCAACACTAAGTTTGGATTGGGCGAGCACTTCAATTATACCGATCATATCGACCTGGATTCGCTTAGCGCTGCAGCAGACATTTGTGACGAAGCAGTAGATCTGGTAGGTGGCGGTACTGAGTATCGTTATACGATAGATGGATACTTTGAGACGGATCAAGACCACGACACCATTCTTTCAGATCTTGAGTCGGCAATGGCTGGTCACGTTGAGCTCAGTGCAGAAGGCAAATGGAAGTTTTGGCCTGGAGTTTATAGAGATCCGACTATCACTCTGACAGAAGAGGATCTGAGAGGAGAACCAGAGATTGAGGTCCTTGCACCGGAAGCTGAAATTTTCAATTCAGTGCGTGGGAGCTTCTGCTCGAGGGCGAAGGGATATGAGGTTACGGATTATCCACCGCTTTCTCTCTCTGCTTATGTCGCAGCAGATAATGGCAAGGTTATATGGGGAAATATAGATCTTCCTTACACAGTTTCCGCAGCTGCATCACAGCGAATCGCTCGCTTTGCCCTTGAGAGATCTCGTCGTCAACTTCGAATAAAGGCTGATTGGGGACTTCGAGCGCTGCAGCTTGAGGTTGGTGATACGGCAACTATCCAACTACCTAGATACGGCATCAATGCTGTCTTTGAGGTTCAAGAGTGGGACATGTTTCAAGGTAGTGACAGCGCTGTGATTATTTCGATGGATATTCAAGCGACAGATACTGGAGTCGATCTTTGGAATCCTGGTACAGACGAACAAGAAATTAGCATAGCACCAGTTACTACTCTGCCTGACATGAGCAAGGTGGAGATACCCGTTATCACGACGGTTGAGAGCGGAACAGAGCATCTCTATCATCGCTTGGACGGAACAATTTTTTCCCGAATTTATATCGAGTGGGAGGAGCTTAACGATATTTACGTGACTCAAGGCGGTCAGATTGAAATCCAAATAAAAAGGAGCGACGAAGAAACCTGGCAGTACGCAGCGCTCGTTTCAGGTGATGCAACGTTCGCTTACATACTTGATGTGCAGGATGGTGTTTCTTATGACATCGGGTTGAAAGCTATAAATGGGCTTGGCATCAAGTCAGATTTTATTGCTGAGTACGGTCATGTCGTTCAAGGGAAAACAGAGAAACCTTCTGATGTTACAGGGTTCGTCGGTGAGATCACGGATGACGGAATACTTCTTTCATGGGATCAGATTTCAGATCTCGATCGCTATGGCTATGAAATTCGTCGCGGTGTTTCGTGGGTTGCTGGCGCTGTAGTCGGTACACCAAAAGCAGATGGCGTTACTTCTTTTGTCTATCACTATTATACCGCAGGATCTATCACGCTTTGGATAAAGGCGATCGACACCAGCGGAAATTACTCAACAAATGCTATCAGTATCACGATCACAATTACCGCTCCGAATCCTGCGCAGCAATTTGTTGCTGATACTTTTCGTCAGAATGTTTTGTTGGATTGGAAAGAACCGTTGGCTGGAAGCCTGACAGTCAACCAGTATGATGTTTACAAAGGTGATACCTTTGCAACTGCAATAAAGATCGGAACTGTTTTCGGAACATTTCACACATACATTGAAAAGTACGGAGGCGAATTTACTTATTGGATTGTTGCGATTGATGTTGGTGGAAATCAATCAACTCCTGTCTCAGCATCGACTATTGTAACCGCACCAAAAGATTTTTATATCCAGGACGATCGCTTTCTATTCTCGGATCTTGAAAGTCTCTTATACGCAGTTTCTGAATTCGAAAACATATATGCACCATATGGTCGGCCTGGCGCTTCGTTACCTCTGCTCTTTAACACGGTTCCTACTTATGACACTTGGCAGAGCCACTTCACGGTCAATGGATTCGAGTCCATGCAGGATGCGATCGATGCTGGGTACACCATGTACCTTACACCCAATACGGTTGTTACTTCACGCATTGTATTCGAGTACGATTACGGAGTTACGTTTGGTAGTAGTTTCATCGACTTCTCATGGATTGAGCAGATCCTTGCAGGAGCAGTCACCGTAATACCAACGATCGAAACAAGCCCTGATGAAACAACCTGGACCACATACGAAAATACTAAGCAGGTATTCGCTAGTGACTTTCGTTATGTAAAATACATTCTTGAGGTTGCAAATTCTGATGTAAACTCAGTAAGTAAGTTCTCGCAATTCAGAGCCAAGTTATCACTCGAATACGACGAAGAAGAGCATTTAATCATTGCAGATGAGGATGATGTTGATGGAACTCTAATAGAGTTTGAAAACGACTATCTCGACGTAACAAGCATTGTAGCAACTTGCAACTCAATAAATCCTGCGAATCCTGTTTATGACTACGATTTCAGTGCCATACCAGCGCAAGATTTTACGAGGGTAAAGGTATTCGATGAGGACGGTAATAGAATTACAGTTGAAACGACAGTGAGAATAAGAGGCGCCGTTAATCCATGAGCTATGATTTCGACACACCAGCATTAGATCTCAGCTATGCAGAGCACCTTGCTGCAGTTCGTGACGGCCAGGCCTCAGTCGCAAAGATGGACTACGAGGATGAATCGGATGCGAACGTCCCAGAAGGAGCTCTGCAGTTTAACCGAACCGATGGAACTTTCGAACAGCTCGCATCAGGGATATGGGTTCCTCAAGGACTTAAAAGCGCTGGGCTACATGCGGACGCTGCGAGTCGGAGTTCCCTCATTAATACAAGCGAAATATCGTTAAGTGATGGATCAGCAGCAGCTACAGCCATGTTTCGTTCTGGCGCAAACACAGTACGACCGTCCGTTTTAAGACTACCAAAGACATGCAAAATCACACATCTCTCTGTTGCTGGCCTCGCGCTCTCAAGTGGAACGGTAACGATTACTTTGTATAAAAATGGGCTTTCTACTGGCAAGACGCTCGATCTCACAAGTGCAGCAATCTCAGCCACGGGTTCGATAGTCGCTGAAAGCTTCGCAGCAGGAGACACTCTTGAATTGTATGCCACAACAAGTAGTGCTGATTTTACAGTGGGAGGTGGAGGATTAGTTGTAGCCGACGCATGGGGACATTTTACGGAGTAAATGAATGGCGAGTAATATTCAGATCACAGAAGGGGCAGGAAAAACGATATCTACTGACGAAGTCTCGGGAGCGGTACATATTCAACGCTTCAAGCTAGCTCTAGGTGCAGCTGGAGATGATGATGGAAGTGTTGAAGAAGGCAACCCACTACCAGTTACTCAAGGATCGGTTGAAGCTTCATACGATGCCATGGTCAAGAAAGCATACTCTTTCTTTTCTGGCACACAGCAAGCAATAGGAATTCTCGACAGCGGATCTGCTTTGAAATTTAATATTTGGAACGATACAGATGCGAATATGATCGGATCTCTAGATGGAGGTTCTACAGATCATTTTGTGATCCCTGCTCGTTGCGCAAAAACAATTAATTTAGGCGAGCTCGGAAGAAAGGAAAGCGCAGATCTTTACATGAAATATGAGAGCGCTCCGACCACTGGAAATGTTTACTTTGAGGTGATTAAGTAATGTTGCATTTCGATCCAGCATACGCACGAAAGAGTTATTTGCCGATTGTGAATAATGTTTTCGATATTGGATCATCGACCTATCAATTCGCTACAGTATTCGCGCAAAGCCTTTCATTTAATAGCTCGATAAAAATTAAACCATCACACTCTGAAGTTGCGCAGTTTGACTCTACGGGCATAAGAACAAACCTAACTTCCTTTCGTGTCTATACGAATACAGGAAGCGGATCTGACAACTCGATGATCTCTATTTCAGGATCAGGAGATCCAATGAACTCTTCTAGATCTGCATGGCTTTCAGTCTCAGGCAATCAAAGTTCGGGAGCAGGAGCGTTGAGCTTAGTCGCAGGAAATATCTCGACAGGTTACATCAATTTAATGCTCAGCAATTCGTCAGGACTTGTTAGGTATCTAAATTCATCTTCTGCGGTGATGTGGAATTTTGCGAACGACGGAAGCATAAACCAAAACTCGTCGAACGGTGGAAATATTATCTTGAATAAAACAGGTTCAACTTTAATGTTACCTGCAACTCTCGCTATCTCCGCAGCAGGTAGCGATCAGTCTGGAGCAACTGCTCTCACTGATACCGTGAATCAGGTAACAACTTGCACTGCAGGGCAAGGCGTGAAGTTAAAAGATGCTGCGACAAAGGAAATGCAAATCGTATGCAACATGACTACTGCACCGTTAAAGGTTTACCCTGCTAGCAGCGATGCTATCAACGGATTGGCAAGCAATGCTCACATCGTACTTAATCCAGGCCAATCTGCTTTTTGTGTCGCATTTAGTTCATCGCAATGGGCAGCGATTATCGGTGGAAGCGGTTCTCAAACAATGATGGAAGGTGGTCTATCAGGAGCGAGCTCAGACGGTACGTATGTATTAACAACAAGCGCTCGCTATGCTTTTAAGATCAACAGCATCCAAGGTTTGAAATCAACTTCTGGAACTTGCTCTTTTAAAGTTCAGATCAATGGTGTTGATGTCACATCTATCACTGGATTGTCAGTAACTAGCACACCACAAAACGTTACAGCGACCGGAGCAAATACTGTTGCGATCGGTGACACGATCACATTCATTGTTTCGAGCGCTTCAAGTTTGAATGACTTATTCTTCACGCTCGATACCACAAGAATATGAAGATCCTTAAGTATATATTTCTACTCATTCTGTTTGTTGCCAGCAACGCATTCGCGATCGATACGCCAATACTTGCAGGAGGAACCGGTGCTCCGTCAAACACAACTGTTCAATATACTCATCCGAACGGCAACCCTCACAACTGGAACTCAACAGAAAACTCCTCACGTAGCGTAGTCGGAGCTGCTTGTACTGCAAAAAATATTTATATCGTAGTAGATGCTGCGCCTGGCAGTGGCAAATCATTTGCATTCACGCTCTTTAAAAATGGTGCAACAGACACTGGGGTTGGTTGCACAATTTCGGATCTCAATACTTCCTGCTCTAACACCTCAAACACCAATGCGCTCTCAGCAGGTGATAATCTTTCGATGCGCTCTACACCATCCGGGACACCAACAGCTCCAACGTTCATCGCATGGTCATGGGTGTGCGAAGGAACTAGCGGTAACTCTCCTATATTTGGGAGCTCACGAAACGGAACAATCAACACAACAACAACTCAATACATGGGACTGCAGGGCAATGCTGCAGCTGATTCGACTCTCGCTAATAGAGAGCAAGTCATGCCAACAGCAGGCACTCTAAACGCCTTGTATGTTGAGACTTCTGGCACTCCAAGCAACGGCGATGGATTTCTCTTTAAGGTCTACAAAAATGGTTCTGCAACGTCATTGGCGTGCGATATCTACGATACAGATCGTGTTTGTAGTAACACGAATTCAGTTTCATTTTCTGCAGGCGATCGTGTCGCTCTTGAAGTTGATCCAGACAACACACCAACTGCAAGCAGATCTGTTCGATGGGGTTTGAAGTGGTCACCAACAACTGATGGTGAAGCGATTCTTCTCGGCTCTAACGGTAGCGCCATGAATACCGCTGGTGCAACTCGATACTTAACTGCAATGGGAACATCTAACACTTGGACTTCAACCGAGTCAGGAATACGACTTCTTGCATCAACGTTCATATTAAAAAAGTTCTTCGTAGATTTAATTACTGCGCCAGGTGGATCCGCTAGTTATAATTTAAAGAGCAGAAAAAATAGCAGCGATGGAAATTTATCAGTCATAGTTTCAGGCTCTTCAACAACAAACAGCGATACCACTCATTCAGATACATTCACAGCAAGCGATTATCTTGATGTTTCGGAGCTCTCAGCATCATCGCCAGCTAGCAGCATAGCTCGATGGGGTCTGGTTATGGACACGGCTCCAACTCCTACGGCAACTGCAACAGCAACCGCAACCGCGACGCCTGGTGGACCAACAAGTACTCCCACACCTACACCAACATTTACAGCAACTTTCACACCAACTGCAACGTTGACGAGTACCCCGACAAACACACCATTGCCAACAAATACACCAACACCAGATCCGAGAATAACTTCATACGCTACAGGAAGTGGCACGCATACAGCACCAGGGATTTCCTCTGATTGCGTAATCGAAGGCTGGGGAGCTGGTGGTGGCGGTGGTGAAGGTGATGAAGGTGGAAGCAGTGTTGGCTCATGCGGTGGAGCTGGAGGTGGATATTTCAGAAAAAGTCTTACTAACGTTGCAGCAAGTGCCAGCTTCTCTTATTCAGTCGGAAGCGGTGGTGCTGGGAATACGGATTCGGGTTTTGGTTGTCTCGATGCCACAACAGGAGGGAATTCAACAATTAATTACTCAGCTGTTACGTACACGGCAAACGGTGGAGCAGGTGGTGGGTCTTGTGGTTGTAACGTCGCGTCAACAGGCGGTTCAGCTTCAAACGGTGACGTGAATTATTCTGGTGGTAACGGATCGGTGCGCACAGGTAGCTCTGGTGGCGGTGGTGGATCCTCCCCAGGCGTTAGCGCTGCAGGTGTGGCTGCGAGTGGTGTAACAGGCGCAACAGCTCCTTGGCCTGGTGGTAGCGGTGGTACAGGTGGCGCTAACAGCGTAAATGGAACCGCAGGATCTTCTCCTGGTGGTGGAGCTGGTGGCGGTGGCAAAGATGCTTTTGGAGCAAATGGTGCAAACGGTTTAATTCGCTTTCTCTGCATTACTCACACTCCAACACCAACAAGCACTCCAACAAACACACCTACATATACTCCAACAGCAACTCCAACGAATACACCGACTGCTACAGCTACGGCGACACCAACTCCGACTCCCACAATAGCTGGTTCAAAGCGCCGTATAATAAATATTGGGGCTACTGAGAAAAATTCGAAGCTAGGCTAATAGGCGAGCTCTCTGGAGTGGCTTAACGTTTGCGCATGAGCACCTTTCAAATCGTTGTCGAACTTCCGGCCGAGCTTAAAGAACAAATTCTTGATGCCTTTGACCAGAATTTTTCTGGCCGTGGATCTCTGAGCAAAGAAGAGCATGCTCTACTCCACATAACTAATCATATTACACATCAACTTATTGAGCATCAGGCTCAAACAGCACGTCAGTGTTTAGAAGAATCTATCAAGACTGCGCAGTCAGAAACAAAAGAAAAATTTCAAGCTAGTGAAACCTTGGGTAAGTTCGATCAGATTGATATCGATCGAACAAAGCTAAAGGAAGTTGTTGTCGACGAGTCTGCTAACTTGGAGGAAAGCGAAAACATCAAAGGAGACCAGGCCGATGAAAAGCGTTAAATACACAACTGACATTTCAAATATGAAACTCCCTGATCACGATAGGGAATATCTATTAAAGGACAATCAAAAATCCGTTTTTGAAAATCTACTTAATCACGCAGCAGTTGGTTTATATCCGCAGGGACTATCTGGAGCTACACAGCGCAGCTTCGGACGCATCCTAAATGCTCTCGATCTTACAAAGAGCGACTACATCGAACTTGAGACATCAGAATACGAGCTCTTAAAATCTTTGTTCGACGATAAAATCCCGTTCTCTCCTCATAGCGTTCGCATGGTGCTACAGATTCGCACCTCGATAGAAATAGCAACGCAACTTCCTGTCAATGCACAAGCTTCTGAATAATTAAGGAGATTTTGATGGCTGAAAATCATGGCAAGCCACACGAAGAGCGACTCACTCACATTGAGAGCTCTGTTGCTGCAATGGGTGCTAAGCTGGATACGGTTACTTCAACCTTACAGAGTTTTAGTGCGGACGTTAAGAATATATACGAACGCATATCAAACCAGGGTCGAACGAACTGGAGTGTTATCGCCTCCTTGGCTGGCATTGCTATCACTGTCTTTCTTGTTTATTCAGGGCTCCTCATTAATCCGATCTCAAGGAACGTTGAAATACACGATTCACGACTTTTCGATCTCATCGAGAAACGAAGCGCTGATAGAGAGCATCTCGTCAGAATTGATGAGCGAGTCAAGATCTTGCTCAAGGAGCCTAGAATCAATGTCTGCGAATGATTTTCAGGATCTAGCAAAGAGAGCTCTCACTGTTGAAGAAGGTGACCTTGCTTATGCTTACGACTGCGGAACTGGAAAGCGAGTTAGTGCTGCAGTCGGATACGTAACAGTTGGAATCGGACACAACATCGATGCTCATCCACTGTCGCAAGCTGTTCGTGATTTAATTTTCAAAGAAGATTTATCGAGAACCATCAAGGAAGCACACTTGATTTTTTCAGAGGTTTTTTTCGAAGGATTAAGTTCGAATCGAAAACTTGCGATTGTCTGCATGATCTTTCACCTGGGCATGGGTGGCTTCAATGAATTTAAAAAGATGATTGCTGCTATCGAGCGCGAGGACTGGCAAGAAGCTATCAAGGAGATGTGGGATTCTCAGATGGGTAGAGAGAAGAGATTCGAGGCTCGTCTTTCACGGATGAGTTTACTTTTGAACGATTGTGAACCTGAAGAATATAGGATGGTGAAATGAAATTATTTTTGCTCTTAACACTACGAATCGTATTCGCGTTAATCTTTTTTGTTAACACCGTCTCTGCTCAAGAGAAAAAGCCTCGCATTCTTTCTTACGATGTGCTCGGCCTGGCGATGTTTTGCGACACCTTTTTGAAGGCTCCGAAATTGCCAGGGCTTTCAACTTTGATGAATACATTTGGTAATCCGCTACCGTGCGTTGAAAAACGAATCTCTAAAGGTGGAATGGAGCTCGTTCAGGTAGATCTTCGAGATGCTACGTGTTTTAGAAATAAAGTATGTCCTCCAGGCACTCCAGCGTTGACGGATTGGAAAACGTTACTTGCTCGAGCACAAGCGGTGAATAAGCTCGCAGTTAAATATCCATCAATCGAATGGTGGCTCTCTGCCTGGCTCGAGCACGACATCAAAGATGAACCTACTGTCTTGCTCGGTTGTGATGTTGCGTTAAAAGGATGTCCAACTTGCCAGTGCATTAATTCGCCATTTTCAGGTGCTCGACCTCCGCAGCTCAAGCTTGAGCTCCACGGAACCACTAAGGCATCAAAAGCTTTCTCAAACAGCGGAGACGGCGCATCAATGTTTGACGCTGATAACATAAAAAACGATGGAAACGATTTCCAACATAGGACCTCTGGCTCAGATCAAGAGCATGCTTGGTGGAATGAATTAAACCTTCGTTGCACAGGAGAGGATCACTTTACACCACCGCTGCAGCGCACTGCGTTCCCGGAGCTCTGGCAATTCCAATTGGCAGCATTGATTCTTCAGAATGCAGAGCCGAATGCTCCTCCAGCTCCAAAAGCATGCACTAAGGTTCGCAGCGTCAACGCAAAGAATGGTGAAATTGTTAAGCCACTCGCAGAGCGATATTGCAATGGAAAAAAGGATGACGGGCGAGGGAACAAACCTCTCCTGATTTTCAAGAAATCTGGCAAGAAGGGAGATAAGATCGATGTCGTTTCTTCTGATGGTAAAAAAGTCGGTTGTTTTCAGTACTACGGAACTTACACAAAACCAGGCCTTCACCGTTGGTACATGGGTGATTGCTCCAAGCAGAACGCCTGGCAGCTCTATAAGCAGCTCGGTAATGAGTGGGGATTCGTAAAGCTTGGCGGTGGAAACTGTTTAAAGTTCAACAGTGTTCGACGTGAAGGTGTGTATCGATAACAGGCGAATTGAGCGATCCGCAAATTGCTGGGACGCTTGCTGTAGTTAATCAAGGAGAAAGAATATGTTTAAAATTCTAGACAAAATCCTCTCAAAAATTCCTGGCAACGGCACTAAAACATCTAAGAGCGTTAAAGTTTTCATTGTTTCAATGGCAATACGCGGACTAGCAGATCATCTACCCATTCAACCCACAGACGAACAGATAGATCAGGCTGCAGCTCAGACAATCCAGGCGATCGATTTATTGAGTGATGTCGGTGGCATTCTTGGTGTTACTGGCGCAGTTATCGGCAGCATTCACAAGGGAGTCAAGCGTGTCCTTACCAGGAAGCACTAGAGTTTTGACTTCGCCTTCAAAATTTATTGTCTTTCGTGGGCGAAGAATTCGTCTCTATCCTGATGTTGACTCGCCGGGAATCTATCGTAGCTGGGAAGGAACTGTATTCGCTCTTCGCGAGGACAACACTTCTGTTGATTTAATTGATCGTTGCGGTGTAGGAATATTTTCTCTCGATCCAAAACATCCATTAACGGATGCGTGCAAACCTCACGAGTTTATGTACTCGTCTCCAGCTTTTCAGCTCTTTAATACTCGAGAGGAAGCGGATAAGAGACTCGCGGAGCTCGTCGATATCTTACAAAAGAAGAAGGGGAGTTTCGTCGGTAAAGTGTTCCGAACGCTCGCACAGTGGTTCGGTGCATCACTTTGGGAAAATAAAAAAACACGATAGGCATCTGTTACTTCTTTCAGCCAAATGTAAATAATATGAACATGTTAACGCATCGGTTTTAACTGCTCGTGCCGACAACACACGAGCTCGTGGTCACAGTCCGTCAAGTCTAAGTTGATTTGGCGGACTTTTTTGTTTATAACGACCGCGTGAATGACCACACAGAAAAACTAACAATATCTCAACTTGAATCGTTGATTCGAGAAAAACGTTCTGCGATCGACTCACTACAATCGAACATAGCGATCAAAAAGCTTGAACTAGTCGCGCTCGAAGCTTTGCAGCGTAAAATATCAATTGTTTCACCAAACAGAATGTGGGCTGAATTTATTGAATACGTTGATAAAAAATCACCCGAACTAGCTCCGTACTTAAAACGCGCTGAATTAATTTCGATTACTCCTGGGAAACTTTCTCTCAAATGCGACGATATAATCAATGAGCTATTTATCTTTAAGCGCGCAATAATTGAGAAGCTTCTCGAAGAGTACTTCGAAATTCATTTTTCCGTGGAAATAAAAAATGGAACTAGTTGTTAAATCAGCAGAATTAATTCAAGCAGAGAACGACAAATACTTCAAGGTATGGGCGTGCATAGCTGGGACAGCTACGAATAAAAAAGATAAGACCGACTATCGCACTCAAGTTTTTCGATGGTGCGAATTTCTTAATGTGCAAGTCGGTACGAACGAGGCAGCACAAGCAATCATATCGGCAACATCTATACATGCGCGCGCGTATCGAGATTTATTAGAGAATTTGCCTGGTCAAGCATCAAGAGATGGAGATCCTATCCGCTCTGCCAAAAGCGCTCCAGCTACCGTGCGTAAAAAAATGGCAGTCCTAAGATCTATTTACAGAGACTTAATGGAATCAGGGCTCTCTCCAAGCAACCCATTCTTATCAAGCTTAATGCCTTCCGTGGATTATCAAAAGCGTCCTACCGAAATGCTTCCGTTCTCTAAAGTGTGGGAAGTTATTAATGCGCCAGGATCAGCTAATCATCTGAAGAATCACAAATACCCGGCCGATTGCGACAGAATTGTGCGTGATCGCGCGATGCTTGCAGTTATGTTTGCAGGAGCTCTTCGCAGATCTGAGGTAGTTAAGATTCAAATCAACGATCTAAAAACAACAGAAGAAGGGACCACGTACCTCCTTCTCAGGGACACAAAATGCAATGGAGATCGGAATCAAGTTGTTGCAAGTTGGGCGAGTGAATTTGTTTGGATATGGCATGCGAGACGAGTGAGCAAAGGAGCTCAAGCGAATGATTACTTATTCTGCCCATTGTGGCGTTATGGGATTCAGCATTTACCAGATCAGATCAGCACCGTGAGTTTTTATTTGTGGGTGAAGGAATACTTTGAAGTAGTAGGTCTTGATCCTAAGATATATTCACCGCACTCTGCTCGAGCAACTGCAGTTACACGATTACTGGATCAGGGCGTTCCTCACAGAGAAGTCCAGGAATTCTCTCGCCATTCATCGATTCAGATGGTCGAGCGCTACGATAAGCGTAGATTTGGTCTAAACGATAATCCTGGCAACATCCTAGAGTTTCCTAAAAAAACCGGAACTTAATTAAAGGGCTCAATATGGAATACTTATATCTTGGCGCTGCGTTCATCGTTGGTATTGTTTTTGTTTACTGTCATCTTAAAAGCATCATTGGTGGCGATCCTAAAATGATCTACGCGAGAAGTGAGGAACCTAAAAAACAATATCCAAGTGACGATGAAGACGAAGTTCCAGGCATGCAGCGTAAGAAGGGCGTTAACATGCTTAGACCTTATAGCCTGGGTGATGGCGTCGATGTTGTCGGCGAATCGAATTACTTGAATAATCTAATCAACGTCAGAGCGCAGTTCGGCGATAAGATCATTGCAACGCTTGTGCCAGAACCAACGAACGAACACGATGCCAGTGCAATATCAGTTAAGATTAGTGGTTTGACTGTTGGATATCTGTCTCGAGCAGATGCTCTAAAGTTTCACAGAGTATATCGAAACGTGATCAGTAACGGTCGCGCAATCGAGTGCTACGGCCAACTCTTTGGTGGAACTGAGGGGAAAGCTAACATCGGAGTAAAACTAGACTTCAATCCAAACGATGAAGTCGTCTATAAACGCGATCCGAAGTAGGGATTAATTTTTTTCACTCATTTTAATTTTTTATATTGTACGAAGATTAATTTTCAGGTACTAGTCGATCGTTGTCGGAAATCCTGCCTTTTGATTCTCAAATAAAGTGTTCTGCTTTTCTAAGCTTGAATACTTTACCAGAAGTAAAAGGCGTTTGATTTAGAGAACAGGCATTTATGTAGAATCCTGTTTTAGTTGATCGAGGATTTCCAAAAAAAAGAAAGCCCCAAGAGGCTAGTTAAAGCTTCAAGGGGCTCAGAGTCCAACACGGTGCGCAAACACCTGCTGGAATGACCGCGTAGATTTAGGCCACCGCGATGCGTGAATGTTACCTCACAACTTGTTCAAATCGCAACCCGAATTTCGGGCTCGATACCGTTGTAAGTTCCAATCAGCATCGTTCCTCTCTGCGCGAATTTAACCGCGATAGGAGACCGAAACGATGCAATCATTTCAACAAGATAACGATCCGAGCGAGTCTTTAGTAGACCGCATCAGCTTTGCCATCCTTGGCATAGGCGTTATTTACGTAGCAATACACCTCATGTTGTGGGCTGCCCGTGGCTTTGAAGTCGTGGGGGCTCAATGAACGCTGCAGAAAGACCACAGATCGTAGACAGCAGAATCAATTTAAAGGGCGCTGTAATGCGCATTGTTGACCTCACTTCAAGGGAGGGCTGTCAGAGATTCCTCCTTGAGCTTGAGAGCGGTGCGTGGCCTCGCGAGGACGAATTGAAGCAATTCTTCAAGGAGCTGTACTCGACGCCAACGTCGGAGCCTGAGATCGACGTTAGCGATCTCTTAAAAGAAATGGTTGTTGTCGTAACACAGTGAGGTTTTGATGCACGCTCTTAAACTGATCGAGAACCTTGGAGAGAACTGGATTGCTGAGCAGCAAGCTCGTGCTAACGCCATTTCTAGTTACGAGATGTCTGCCATATCGGGCGAGGATCAATACTCTTCAGCGCTAAAACTGTGGGCTGTAAAAACTGGAAAGATTCCACCGGAAGCGCAAAGCACTCCAATGTGGCTCTCACTTCAGATGCGACCTGTCATGCTCAAGCTGTTCAGGCGCACTACTGGTCAAGATGTAACAGAACACAACACTCTCTATTCGCATCCTGAGTTTACATTCGCAGCTTGTAGACCTGATGCTTTTATCGCGAATTGCGACGATCTCGAAGAGATAGTCAAAGTAGCAAGCGTCGATAAGTTTGCTCTTAAAAATTGGAAAGATGGCATCCCAGGCAAACACTTAGTTCGTGCTCAATGGGAGATGGGAATCATGGGAATCGAAGCGCTACGATTCGGTGTTCTCGGTGGATACGACTTTGAAACTTTTCAAGCCGATTTTGATCGAGATCTATTCGATCAGCTCCTACAGCTCGCAGTAAAATTTCTTGAATGCGTAAAACAAGATGTTCCACCGAACGCAGGGCCTGGCGATCGCGAGCTCATAAATCGACTTATTGGTGGCGTTCGTAACGCAGCGCCAGCCAATCTTCTCGAAGATAAAGAAGCTTCTGATCTTTGTGACAGGATCAGAATGCACCAGGACAAGCGCAAAGCCTTCAGCGATCAAGCTGATGAGCATGATGAAGAGCGCAAGCGTTTAGAGAATCTGCTGCTTCAAAAGATGGGAAAGAGCTCTGAAGCATATACGAAGCGAGGTAATTCTGGAGGACAGTTCAAGATTACCGCGAAGCGAGTTAACCGAAATTCTTACATGGTGAAACCAAGTTCATTCACACAAATGTCTATCAAATAGGGGAAATCATGAATAGCAAATCACAAAATCGACAGCTCTCTAATCGTCTTAACAATCAACAAGGAGCTGACCTTAGACCTGATAAAATTTTCGAAGATAGTATGCGGTCTTGGTGGGGAGGTAATGGCAAGAAGATTATCGAGCTCTGTGGATCCGCAGAAGTCGCGCGAAAGCTTTTCATTACCGCAATTGGTGTTGTTCAAAAAACACCTAAGCTAATCGAGTGTAATTTTAATTCATTCATCCATTGCTTACTCACCTCTGCAGAGCTCGGGTTATTCCCTGGCGCTAAGCAAGAGTGCGCTTATGTTCCTTTCGGAGACACTGCGACTTTTCTACCTCAGTACCAAGGCGTTGTTAAGCTCTGCATGAACTCAGGGTTCCTTAAGAACATTCGTGCGGTTGTAGTTTGGGAAGGTGAGCACTTCAAGTATCAGGAAGGTGTCGATCTCGTATTAGAACACGTTCCTGATATGGATATCGATCACATGACGGCGAAGCGTGTCTGCGTTTACGCGATAGTAAAAACCATCTTTGATGAAGTTCAAGTTGTAGTTCTTAGTCCAAAATTTATTGAAAGAACCAAATCACGAAGTAAAGGCACTCAAAAACCTGAAAGTCCTTGGAACTCAAAAATACCAGAAGATGTTGATTGGATGTGGAAGAAAACCGCAATTAAACAAGTTCTCAAACCGTTTCCAAAGAGTGAAAAACTTGCTCGCATGATTGATATTGATAACGGATATGAGCGACCAGATCTCTCAAAGCAACCGATACTAGACCTTTCAAGCCTCACTGCAATGGTGAGTGACAATAAACCTGCAGCGCTTCCCGAATCGACTGGTCAAACGATGAGCGTTCCACAAAACAACGAGCCTGAAACAGTTCCAGTTGGTCAAGGAACGCAGACAGCAGAGCAACGTGCATTATACGGAGAGCAGAAATGACGATAGAACTCAGCGGTTGGCGCATCACAGCAATCAGGCAATCACTCGGTATCTTTTCATCCAAGAAAGATAAGAGAACTCTCCTCTGCGAGCTCACAGTACACAACGAGCTCGACATTTTCGATCTCCATAATCCGTTAGCCGTCCTCACAACTATTCATGCGTCTGTCACAACACAGCTTGCTGAAAAACGTGCGGAAATTAGCGCGATTCTGGAGAGCTCGTCGCGGTCTGATTGGATCGAGCGTCGTAGCAAACTTAAACACATGCAACAAAAGGAAAATTATAATGGGTAAAAGTCAGGTTGAAGCTGAAGTAGATGAGTTTTTTGACGATCCAGGAGCTGGAGCAACTACTGGTGAGCAGATGGAGATGCTTCCACAGGATGAGATCCTCAGCAAAGTTGCTGATGTTATCGCGTCCTGCGACAAAGCGAACCTCTACGAAGTCAAGATGAGCTTGATTATCAAGCCTAAGCGCGACAACTCTTTGAAAACTGAAATTCCAGTTATCAAAGGGACTCTTCCTAAGGAGTACGTCGAAGAGGTTATTGATATCGCAATGAAAGGGAAGCTCTACAGAACGCAAGTCAGAGCGTTAGTTGGAGAGCCTTCAGGTCAATTAAGCGAGCAACTCAAAGCTCTCGAACCTCAACAAGAAGAGCATTAAAAATGATCTTTGACTCTCCTGATACGTTCCCTAACTCGTGCGTTCTGTTCACGAAATTCAAGCACTTCGAGCTGCGACATATGTTCGCATACCTCAGAGAGCGAGAAGAAACGTTGCAGAAAGATGTCACGAAGTTAGGGAACGACAAGGAGGTCGAGGAGATCGCGCAGATGATCGAAAATGCGCCACAGAATAGAAGATCTCACCTCATGCGCCAGGTGATTGAACTTGTTTCTGTTCAACGCACGCTTATCTGGATGACTCACAACGTGACTGGCTCACCTGAAGAACGCGCGCTGCGCAGACGTGGCTTTGGTAGCGAAGAGCACTCTCGTCAGTCAAATGTGACTTTCGAATGGAATAAAGAAAATTTTCAAGCTCTTTTGAGGAAGCATATCGATGGTTAAGGTTAAAACCACTTTCGGCTCTAAAAAACCTGCAAATACTGCAGAGCGTATCGAGAGATTCGTCAGAGATTCGAGCATGATTCTCAGCGTATTTCCTGGCATTGATTATCCTAATCGGATCTGGATTGAGATCAGAGGTAAGCTCGCAAATATTCCAGCGATTAAAAACAACCGCAATCCAAGATTCCCAGGCATCGACAGAGTTATTTTAGCGAAGATGCGAGCTCTGGATATGCTGTTCGCTCGAGAGGCCAGGCTGCAGGGGCTCTCTCATCAATCATTTCAATTCGGAAGAGCCAAGATTTTTGTTTCTATTATCACTGCAGCTTCGAACTCAGGCCTCAACGAAGATAACGTGCTCACCACAATAAAAGATTGGCTTGAGCCACGCACTAAACAGGTCGGTGGAAAGAACAAGAAAGCTCGCGGTTGGGGAATTGGATTGATCCAGGACGATATCACTGCGCGTGGTATCGCAATTAAGTCAGAGGACCTCGATTCGCCAGCCCCTTACACACGCATCGTTATCGAGCCTTTCACTGCAGTGAAGGAAAGTCTCGTTTCTTTTTTTGAAACTCAAGAGTCATGAGGAAAAAAGGGGAAGATATGTCTCAACTTGCACTCGACTTTAACGCTACTAATCGCATCAACGATCTCGGTGGTCACGGTATTTTAACACCAGTCGACTTAGAAGATCTCAGTGAATCAACGCAGCGAGTTTTTAACCTGATGCGAGATGGTAAGTGGCATTCTGCTGATAAAATTTGCCTAGCTGCAGGACACAACGGAATTCCAGCAAGCGAAGGCCTTCGACGAATGCGCGAGCTCCGCGCTCTCTACGAAATCGATCGACGCAAAGTAAGTGATGGTCGTCTTTTTGAATATCGAATTGTGGGGACGAAAAAATGGTAACACTCGAAAACGTTCTTATACTCGCATTCATTCTTTTTTGTCTGCTCGGCCTGGGCCTAACGCTTATTTTTTACGCTCTCGGTGTCGCAGCAAAAGAAGAATCTGAATTCATGGCCGACGATTATTAACAAATTTTTAGTGACCAAATTGTTGTTGTTTATAAAAGGAGAATGAATATGACTAGGGTTGTCCGATGCAAAGTTGAAAATATTTTAGGAGCAAAAAACATCGAATTTGCCCCAAATGGTGGATCCGTAACCATTGGTGGAAAAAACGGTCAAGGTAAGAGCTCTGCTATCTGGGCGTTAGCAATGGCGCTCGGTGGTAAACGAGTAATGCCTGACGCTCCGGTGTTTGAAGGAGCTGAAGAAGGGCGTGTGACGATCGAGCTTGATAAGTATCTCGTTCAAATGGAAGTCGATACCAAGCGTGAAAGCAAGCTCGTGATCGAATCAAAGGACGGGACCCGATTCAGTACACCACAAAAGATTTTGAATGAGCTTTTTGGAGCTCTCTCGTTCGATCCTGGAGAGTTCTTGCACTTCGATGCTAAGAAGCGTCGAGAGACTTTAGTTGCTCTCGTCGGACTTGATCTCAAATTGTTCGACGTTCAAGAAGAATCTCTCTGTATGCAGCGCCAGGATCTCTATGGAGTTATCAAGGTGTACGAAGGTAAAGCTGAAGGCGCGGTAATTCACGCCGATGTACCGGAGGAAGAAACTCCTGTTAGCGAGATAGCTCAACGCCTGAAAGAATGTCAGGAGATAAACCGCGAGCTCCAAGCCATAGAGGCATTGGCGAACAAAAAGCAAGCTGAAGCTAATAGCATCACGCAGCGAGTTATTAGTGCGGAGAAGGAAATTATATCTCTCGAGCAATCGATTGTGGCTCTAAAGAACAGAGTTGAAGAGCTCTCTGCAGAGCGCGTAGCTCTCGAAGAAGATGCGCAGAAGCTAATTGTTGATGTTTCTCTAAAACTACAAGAGAGAGACTCGAAAGCTGAAGCTCTTGCTTTAAGCGATCAGCTACTAACTGCAGAAGATACGAATAGAAAAATCTCTGAGAACAAGGAAACTGCAAGACTCAGAGCTTTGTTGCTCGAGAAGAACGCAGAGTACGAGGGATTCAATAAAAGAGTTGATGCGGTTCGTGCTCAAAAAATTGCAGCTATCGAAGCAACTACGTTCCCAATCGCAGGATTATCGTTCAACGACGGTGATGTTCTTTTTAACAATATACCATTCGAGCAGCTCGCTGAGTCGGAAAAATGGGAAGTATCAACAGCGATAGGCTTCACTCTCAACAAGCAAGGCATCGTGTTCATGCGACACTCTGGAGGCCTTGATAGAGACTCGCGCGACAGAATAAGAGAACGCGCTGCAGCGCTCGGAGTACAACTTTTTCTTGAGGTAGTAGATGACGCAGATGATGTTCAAGTCGTTATTCACGATGGAACTGTGAAAGAAAATCGCCTCGAGAGCAGTGGTTTAACCTAAGAGGAAAAAGCAGTACCGGGACACATTACGGTTGGAGAGTCTGACAGCTCTTCGAGATAGCGCATCAGTCATGTCAGTGGTTGGTGTCGTGGTTGTGTGACAGAGCGGAGAGGCGCCACTAATTTTATAAGGAGAAACTATATGGCAATCAGAGAAGAGAATGGAGTTTTGATTGATGAGAATAACAACCGCGCAACTATTTCCTATTGGGGATCGAAAGAAGAGGCAGAAAGACGGCTTCTAACTTTGAGAGGATGTAGCAACTGCTCGGACTGCTCGAAATGCTCGGACTGCTCGGACTGCTCGGACTGCTCGGACTGCTCGTACTGCTCGGACTGCTCGTACTGCTCGTACTGCTCGGACTGCTCGAAATGCTCGAAATGCTCGAAATGCTCGGACTGC